TTAAATAGCAAGTTTGGTCCATTCCTTCCCGCGATCATCGTTGTATCTGTCAGTGGTTGACTGTGTTTTATGCCCCAGCAAAATTTTCGTATCGATCCCCTGGGCGCGGTAAAGTCGTTCGGACAATGAGCGCTGTTCGTGAAACGTTGTGGGTGTTTTTCCTGCAGGCGGTACGATACCGGCGGCATCACGTGCCGCGGCAAACTCTTTGGAAACCAGAATCAGATTCACAGGTTTCGCCTTACTGTTCATTTTCCCGTGCAAGAGGTAGGGACTGACAAACCTATCCCTACATTTCCGTATTACATCCTCCAGCGATAAGCCAATGGCTTCACAACGGAGGTTCAGCGGCAATGCAATACGTGCCCCCGTTTTGCTTTGCTCGATGTGCAGATAGCCGTCCTTAATGTCTGAAAACTTCATGTTCGCAATATCCTCCCGGCGCTGACCAGTGACTAAGGCAAGCAGCATCGCTTTATGCGAGTACCGATCCTCGGGTATTTGCGCCAGTATTTTTTTCCATTCGTCCAGAGAGAGGCGCGCACGTGTAACCTTCACCGAAGGTTTTTTTGTTGCTGCTGGTGGATTCCATCCAGGAGGCACCTCTCCTGCATGTTGTGCTTCAGTGAAAATATCCACCCATACCACCCGGTTACAGAGGGCACTGCTGGCATGTCCTGCATCCAGATATTCATCCAGTAACACGGCAAAATCCTTTACCTCCAAACTCTTCATTGGCCGGGAACCAAGCCGCCTGGAAAGCAACTCTGCCATGCGTTTTTTTTCTTTAAAGCGTTTCAGCGATAGCGATCCGGCATCCAGGCTTTGTTTCTGAATCTTCAGATATCGTTCTATCCATGCTTTGAGACTGATCCCGCGCTGTGCTGCTGCTTTTGGAGTATCATCAATTTGGCGCAAATAGTGCTCAGCTTCTGCTGCTGCAATTCTCTGATTTGCCGTTGTGGCTATTTTTTCCGCTTTCTCTCTGTCTGTTCCCAAGCCGTGGAACTTACCCGTTAAAGGGTTTTTATACTGGTAGTATGTTTTTGCTGTGCGACGATCAAACCGGGCATACAGCCCGGAAATTGATACATTATTTTTTCGTGGCCTTGGTGACATCGCTCAGGATCTCCCGCAAAATTTCGTCATCGTCACTGTGAATTTCTGGTTCGACTCCCGTCGCGCCTGGTCCGATATAAATTGCCTGTTCGTCTATACACCAACGATTTCCAATTTTAATCGGCCTCGGTTGTATGTATCCAAGTTTCCCGTGTTTCACCAGGCATGTGATTGTTATGGGGAAGTGCAATCTGCGAGCTTTCCAGTCACGCAGCGGTATCAGACTTTGTTCACTCATAGCTATCACTCTTGATAGCCAGCTGCGATCATACGTGCTGCAGCTGGCGGATATTGAATCTCACGAATCAGCCAACCCTGGCAGGCGGCGAAGATGACGGGCTTTGGTCATGGCCGTCGCCACATAACTACGGCTCCGGTTGACGACTTCAACTGTCACTTTCTGTTCGCCGACACGCACTGTGTAAATCGTCTGGGTGTAGCGACGCCCATGTTCGCCATATTTTTCAAAATGGCATTTGAGCGCGGCGGCGCATGCTGGCCCGCCGATGCTGTCTCGTTTGCTCCGGTTAATCAGACGCACTGGAGCCTTCCTGATGATTGATAACGCTGCGGGCAAGCCCGGCGGCCATAGCTGGTAATTCCTCATGCTGATTGCAATATGCTGGGTTGGAACATAAGCCCTGCAGTGCTGCAATGGTCAGCTGCTGCAGGTAGGTAACAGAAGAAAGCGGAGCGTTTATTTCAGGCGCTGGTTCGGGCTCTGCTTTCGGCTTTGCAGTAACTGACGGCGGATCGAGCACGACAGATTTTGGTGGTTCGGGTCGTCGGTATTCCACGATCGCATCAAGCGCTATTTTCTGACGAACGCTAATATCATCGGTCCAGCTATCCAGCATGGTGGTGGCCACGTCGTGGATCTCCTCGTCGGTGAAATCAGGAGACAGGCAAAATTCTGTGGCGGTGATATCTTCCATTAGTAGCGGGATAACATCGGAAACGAGCTGGCCGGTGCATGCCACCACTCCCTCTGCTTCTTCTTTCCCCATGATGTCGGTGCGGCCAGATATCAGGTCATTCAGTGCATGCAAAATTGAAATTTCGCGTTCGCCTGGTGCTGGTGGTACTTCCTGTTTTTCGACTTCATTTGAGGCGGTGGTATTTATAAGAGCATCGACAGAGAAGACTCCGCCACCTAAGTTCTCCACCCGCGGCTGATCCCCGGTTTGATTTTCAGGTGCTGGGCTCTGAGCGAATGCGTCGTTGAGTTCTTTGTCGAGTTGCGCAGCTTTGCCAGGGCAAACTGCTGGTGGCAGAGTTTCGCCCGGTACAGTCGATTCGGTTTCATCATTTTCTTTTTGCTCAGCATTGGTGCGAGGTTTTGGGCGGCAGGCCGTATCAATTGTTTTCTGGTCAGGGTGCGCGTGGTCAGATTCAACCAACTCGCGATTGATGTATTCCCGTAATTTGATCGGATTGAGCCAGATGTCTTCAGGTGCTGACTTGATCAGGGCGATGATGGACGCTCGCGAATAGTCCAAAATTCCAGGGGTACCGCGTAGCTGCGCCCACCATGCAGTAAAACGAGGATCCTGTGCAGCTTCCGCCATTGCTTTCGCTGGAATCATGTATTTATTCGGGATCCAGTAAATGTCGATCTCGTCGTACATACTCAGAATGGCAATAGCCACTTCGATACGCAGCGTAGAGAGGTTATGAACCAGATCCGGGCTACGGTCTGTCTTGTTTCCACCACCCAGCGTGGAGCCGGTGTCTGTACGGTTTTCTTCTGTGGTGGTGGTAGACAGAGGACGCTTATCAACTGGTGTATCGATCCATTTAGCGATCTGCTTTTTAATGTCCGGCCACTGTGCAGATTCTTTGGTGTTCTCACGTAACCAGGAGAGTAATTGCGCCTGGCGTTCCGGCACCAGTTCAAGCGCGCGTCGCTCTTTTGCCAGTGCTTCTGCAAGCTCGCGGGCAAAGCTGGGTTCATCGTCATTCTTCAAATCGACGATCTGGCCATACTGCGCTGAAGTGATTCCAGGGACCGGGCCGAACAGTGCCAGACAAGCTGCGCGGGATGCCAAATCGAGCTGCGCAACGATTTTAATTTCTTCCTGAGTCTTGTTGTCCTCCCATTCTTCCTTTGCTTTAGTCTCTGGCTTTGGTGCAGCAGCTGGTTCACCGCGGTTGGTATTCCAGACAACATGCTCACCAAAGAAATCAGAGCTAAACACATCAAGCCCAGGGCAGGGGAGATCATCATGGTGCTCCCAGATTTTCACCTTAAAATAATCATCAATATGTTCAGGATGTTCAGCCGCAAGCTTACCGAAAATAACGGCCTCAGCGATGGCTTTTGTGGCCGCATTAACTGCGGTGGCAAGTGGTTTTAAATCGGGATGTTTTTTTAATGCTTTATCTTTTGGGAAGTAAGCACCACCAAATACTTTTAACTCAACAGACATAATAACCTCGTTTAATATTTGAAAAATGATGTTGAATGAAATGGCTTGCGGATGCCGCGTTTTACTTTTTTTAAAGCGTCACGCTTTTCTCTTTTTTCATTGCATTGCTCACATAAATAAATCGTGCGCTTAAAGGGATATATGTCTGATTTCCTTTCGTGCATTTCCGATTTTTTATATTCGTGGCAGCAAACAGCGCAATGACAAATGATGTCGTCCATATCAATTGAGTTGTTGGCGCTTATGGTCGTAATAGGTCATGCCACATGAGTTCTGCGCTTCTGCGAACTTCACAGACAGCAAACTAATATGTTTAACAGCGCAGGCTGGGCAATCGAACTCCCCGAGTACGTAGCCACCATCAATCACAACGGTAACAGGGCCAGAGGATGGCAAATGAACCACGCCTGAAATAGCATCGTTAATATTAAAGGTTGCAATATCTTTATTTACGATAACAAGATTCAGCTCAACGGTTGTAACGCTCACTTTCATTTTGAACTCCTTGGTTCAGGGTGTGAAAATCCCTGCCGTTTAAGGCATCGATTTTTTTAAGTTAGTAAAATTAAATAACGTTTAAGCTATCTCGCCACTCCTGGCGGGGTTGGCGATGCACTACAAAATTTCTGTATTTACGTAATACTTTCCAAGCGGCATGACATCCGGCAACATCACGAAGAAACACTGATGTGACAAGTTTACCCTGAGCCCATGCAATTTGCTGTTCCGGAGTTAATTGTGTTTTATTCATTACTGAATACCCCGCTGAGAAATTAATCCTAAAAAGGGCGGTATAATCATGGACCACGGGAAAGCATATACCGCCAAGCGATCAAATCTTATTGCATCTGAAATAATTGCCGCTGAGTTAATCTGTTTTCCCATAATCGGAGGGCAGTTGCTTTTGCCCAGCGGTACCATTCCCGGCCAGCTTCTTTGTAAGAATTACCGAGTCTAACCAGATCCCAGGTTTCCTGTGAAAAATCGGGTTTTTTATTGGCGATATGCTGCCGGGCTGCGATCATGTTGTCGATTGCTGCGTTGATTTCCAGCGCTTCGACGTGTGCTTCGTCCATATCCAGTTCTTTTGCACAGGTGCTGGAGATTTTCATCACACCATCCACGAACTCGATCATCTGCGCTGGAGGAACAGAACAATCAATCGACTCTTCACCTACCAGTTCGTAACCATCCTCCTCCTCAATGAGATCGATGTTGAATGCAGCAAAGCACCAGTCTGCTGATTTGTTCGGACGGGCCAGCATGTCCATTCCGTTATCAAGGCGGGTTCCAGTTGCTTCTTCTGCGATTTGAAAACCATCGCGTCGCTGATAAATCATGAATTTTCTTTCCATCACCTATCTCCTCTTCTCACCCTTATCGCCGGGTAGGCGGAACGTTTACCTGTCGCACCTGTTGTGCTTCGATGAGTAGAGAATACAACATAAAGTAGATGTGTCAACACTAAAAGTAGAAAATGAGAGGGGTTGCGCTACTTGTGGTAGTGGTGAAAGGCGTAAAAAAACCCGGCATGTGCCGGGTTATTTGGGATTTTTTTTACTTCTGCGGGGTGTTGGCGTACTTCAGAAAGAAATCATATAGCTGCTTATACCGCATTTCGAACGCCAGTAGCATGTTCTTGGCTTCGACGCTTGGGAACTGCCTATACACTCGAAGCAGTCGCTTTTCGTCTTCGCTTAAATCTCTGAATTCCGCATCGCTGTCAATGTCAGGATCTGTCGGCGGGAAGCCCGAAAACTCAGTTTCCGGAAGCTTGATGGGTACACTCTCGCCTTCGCCATAATCAAGCCATGCCGCTTGGACATTTAGCCAGTCAGCTATCTTTTGCAGTTTCTCATCGCGTGGCTTAGCCGTGCCCAGCGTATAACGACGAGCCATTTCGTATGTGACATCGCAAGCCTGGCTTAAATCCTTTACGGAACGGCGCTGTCTGCGCATTTCTTCGGTCAGCCGGTTAGCGAAATCCTGATGTTTATTCGCTTTTTCTACCATAGGTAGAAGAGTAAGGCACGGCGCGTTCATAGTCATTTCTATTTTTCGTAGTTGTGTTTTCTACTTTATGTAGTATATTGCAGTCATCGACTCATTCAGGAGAACACGATGACTACTTCATACAAGAACATAACTGAAAAGGCGGTGAGGTCGATTGGTTCTGTTTCGGCCGTCGCACGAAAATTCAACTTTAAGTCCTCACAGTCAGTTGCAAACTGGATTATCCGAAACCGAGTTCCAAGTGAGCGAGTTATTAAGCTCTGTGAATTTGGCGGCTGGACAGTTACCCCGCATGAGTTACGTCCGGATTTGCATCCGACCCCTACCAGCGGAATTCCTGTTCAGGATATCCCACGCGCGCAGAAGGAGTCTGACTGATGGAAATCAAAAAACTGGCATGTGAGCTGGAGTCCTGGGCGCAGGAAAAGGGCTGGAAGACAGTGACGCAGCTGATAACCCCTCATCACTTTGGCGATCTGCTTCAGTCACTGGATGACGTATCGGATCCGGACGAGTACGCGCGGCGGCTGCACAACAACAAGCAGATTATTCAGCGTGCGTTCCGCAACGATACGCCGAACTACCTGAAACAGGCTGAAGCCCTGAGCTATGCCATTCGTACCGCTATTGATAACGAACTGGCGCAGAAGGACTGCATGCACTACCGGGCGGCCAGGGTTAACAAAGAGTGTATCGAAGCCACCAACGCTGTCTTCACAGGCAAGCCGCAACCGGTAATCCGACGCGAGACTCTGGAAGCGATCGACGCGCTGGCGCAGATGGCTGGCGTGAAAGTCCAAATTATGCACTGCCATCGTGCGGCGTAAGGGTCAGTAAAACCATGAATCCATCTGACATCATTCGCGGGTTCGGTCGTCCGGTTGCTTATTACCCGGCACTGGCCGAACACCTCGGCGGCGTTAGCGCCACAGTTCTTTTTTGCCAGATGACCTACTGGATGGACAAGCTCACCTCTGATCTGGGTGTGCATAAAACCTCAGAGGAAATTGAGGATGAAACCGGGCTGAGTTACGAAGAGCAGCTGACGGCCCGGAAAAAGCTTAAGCGTCTGGGGGTTTTGGTAGAGACACATAAGCGACTGGAGCACCGGATTTACTTCAAAGTTAACTTTGAGCGAGTGGATCAGGTACTAACGCAAGCCATTGATAAATCACCAAATGGGCAAAACCCATTTCGGGGAATGGACAAAGCCCAAGTCGGTAACGAGGGAATCCCTTGTTCGGGAACTGGGGAAAGCCCAGCCCGCGGGGAAGGCAAAACCCATTTCGATCCTACAGAGATTACTACAGAGACTACTACAGAGAATAAAAACACTTCTTGTCCGGACGCTTCGCTGTCGGACGAACGACTGACCAAAGAGGCATTTTTAAATCGTCATCCAGAAGCCGTGGTTGCACATGCAGGAAAACGGCAGTGGGGAAGCAAGGAAGATCTGACCTGCGCCCAGTGGATGTGGAACCGCATCGTCAAACTGTATGAAAAAGCCGCTGAGACAGACGGGGAACTGGTGCGCCCTAAAGAGCCTAACTGGGCTGCATGGTCCAACGAAATCCGGCTGATGTGTGCCGTTGACGGCAGAACACATAAGCAAATTTGCGAAATGTTTTCGCGTGTACAGCGAGATCCGTTCTGGTGCCGGAACGTGATGTCACCGTCAAAACTGCGCGAAAAATGGGATGACTTAATTCTTCGACTGCCATCGCCAGGGGCGGCTCAGAATCAGGCTGGTGGCCGGGATATCAATCGGATCTCCCGTCCTGACAGCTCCGTTCCGCCAGGATTCAGGGGGTAAGCATGCAAAACGCAGGTTCCATTCTCGATCGCCTTCGCCGCGTAATTCCGCAGGGCGTAGAACCCAAATTCAAGAGCGCCGCTGAGCTGATGGCCTGGCAGCGAGAGGAAGGGCTAAAACGTGCCGCTGAGGTGGACAAACTCAACCAGCAGGCACGTGCAGAGAAAATTTTCGGGCGATCCGGGATCCAGAACCTGCACCGTAGCTGCAGCTTCGCGAATTACACGGTGAACGGCGATGGCCAGCGCCACGCCCTGAGTATGGCAAAGAGCTATGCGCAAAATTTTGGAACCGGCTTTGCGAGTTTCGTTTTCACCGGAAAGCCAGGCACTGGCAAAAACCATCTGTCAGCAGCCATTGGAAATTATCTGCTGAAACAGGGGCGAACGGTTCTGATTGTGACGGTTCCGGATCTGACCCTTCGCGCCAGGGCCTGTTATGACGAAGGACGTTCTGAAGCCGCGCTGCTGGATGATCTCTGCAAAGTTGATCTGCTGGTGCTTGACGAAGTCGGTATTCAGCGCGACAGCCGCGGCGAGAAAGTTTTGTTGAACCAGATTATCGATCGCCGCCTGGCCGCCATGCGCCCGGTTGGTGTTCTGACCAATCTGAATTACGACGCGCTGGTAGAAACCCTGGGTGAAAGGGTTGTTGACCGCCTGCGCATGGATAACGGCATTTGGGTGAACTTTGACTGGGAGAGCTATCGCGGAAACGTTAGCCACCTGAGACCTGTTAAGTAAATTTTGAGGAGAAAATTATGGAATCTGTAATCGACGCACTGAAAGCCATGAAAAAAGCGACATATCGCGAGGTTGCCGCCCGTCTTGATATCGAACCCGTAGAAGCGCTGAACATGCTGCGCGAGCACAAACAGCAGGGTTTGTGTGATTTCTTCGATGGGTCATGGTCAGTCGGTACCGCGAAAGAGCAGGCCAGGGAACTGGCAAAAGCGCCGGCAGTGGCGCCAGTGCATAAGGCGCCACAGCTGAAAGGTGAGATACCGACAACTGTTGATCCGGATGTTGTCCGCCAGCTGCTCGGCAAGAACGGATCTATGACCACCGCGGCACTGGCCGCAGCTGTTAACCGTAATGCCCGCGGCATGGTCTCAGTGATGCTGGCGTTTGAGCGCCAGGGTGTGGTCATCAAAAACGGCAAGGGGAAGGGCGTTACATGGTCTCTGCCTGTAACCGGCCAGACTGAAACAGACAACACCGGAGCGGTACAACCTGAGCCAGGCACGCTGGATAACGAGTTAGCTTCATCGCCAGACAGCAAATCCCTGAATGAAATTATTGGGGATATTCCTGCATTCACCGCCCGCCCTGATGACCTGATTATTCCGTCATCGCGCTTTATTTCGAATGAAATCCGCCGCACAAAAGCGAAGCTGTCTAATCTGCAGCGTCTTCAGGGTGCCGTTCGGGAGCTGCGCCGCCATAAACACCTGCTGCAGGGGATGGGGAATGACTGATTTACCGAAATGCCCAGAATGTGGGATGGCTCCTTCTCTCAAAGTTCGCAGCCGGGGAATGAACTGGGGGTCGGCAGAGGTTCGCTGTTCAAACGGTTGTCCTGGCGTCCGCGCGGGATTTTCGTTCCCGCCTGATGGTGAGGCAGCGGCCCGGCAATTGCTTCGGGAAAAATGGAAAGAGCTGGTGGGAGGGCTTAACGATGCCAAGACCAAAAACGCATGACGAGCGCACCAGGATTATCAACCGGATTATCGAACTGGTGAAAGAGCATGGGCGCATCACTACGAAAGATGTCGTTGCGATGTTCGATCTGCATCGCACAACGGCTGAGAAATATCTCCGCACCGCGGTAGAGCAGGGCGGCCTGGTTCGTCATGGTCGCTGCGGTATTTTCCGCGATCAGCGCGCAACCATCGATTTTGACATGAAACGTTTTTCGAATAGTAAGGCGGCAGCATGAGCATTCAGCCGAAATACGGAATTTTATCTCCAGAGCAGCAGGCGGCGTTCGATGAGCTACTTAAAGACATGCCGCTCTATCAACCAAAACGGCCGGAGCTAACCGGCCACCTAAGGAGTTATGAGCTTCCTGAATGGTGGAGGCATGGACAGAAGGTACGCACGCGCAGAGATGGCATTCTGACGCTGAATATTGCGCCTGACGCCGAATACTGGCTCACCAACGATGAAGGCAAAGAGGTTTACGTATTCTCTGCTGACATCCTCGGGCCGGTGAAAAACGATGCAGAAGGAGCCGCCCAATGAGCAACATCGACAAACAGACTCTCGCAGATGATGAAAGCGTGAAAACTTATTACATCCATCCGGCGGCATTCGGCAGCACGAAAAACCCAGGCTACGGGCATGTTCCTGTTGTACATGCTGATGATTTCGAGAAACTGCGCGCCAAGCTGGAAGCCGCAGAGAAGCGGATTGCTGACCAGTGCGGAATCATCAAGTCGGCTCGAAAGTTCATCAACGAGTACGTGGGCCTGGGTGATGTAGGCGCTGCTGAGTTCATAAAGATAATAGACCGCGCAGCAGCCGCTAAAGGAGAGTGATATGGCACTGACGAAAAACCAGAGAGCAGAGCTTCGAATGAAGTTCGGCGGCCGCTGTGCTTACTGTGGATGCGAGCTACCGGAAAAAGGCTGGCACGCTGACCACGTCGAGGCGGCATTGCGTAAGTGGGAATTCGGCGAGCGACAGGCTGACGGAAGCAGACGCACCGTCGCAACAGGAGAGTTCTGGCGCCCGGAGAATGACGCTATCGAAAATCTGTTCCCGGCATGCGCTCCATGCAATCTGTTTAAAGCGACTTTCACAGTTGAAGGGTTGCGTGAACAGGTGGCAGCCCAGGCAGAGCGTGCGCGAGCATACAGCGTAAATTTCAGAACGGCGGAACGTTTCGGGCTGGTTGAGGTAGTCGAGAAGCCCGTTATTTTCTGGTTTGAACGGTATCAGGAAGGAGCGACATCATGAGCACTGTTACCAAAGAATGGCTGCAACAAACTATCGCCGAATATGAAGCCAATCGTGATGAATTACCATTTGGACTGGATACCAACAGTGCCATTGAACTTCAGGCGTTCAAGTTGGCGCTGGCATCGCTCGAAGCGGAGCCTGTGGCATTACGTGACGAGCGTTCAGGTAGTGGAGGTATCAGCAAGAAGCCTGGATTTAATGACCTACCGCATGGCACACCGCTATACGCCGCCCCGCAATCGACGGTATCTGTGCCTGATTTCAAGAAGCTAGCGCGTGAGCTGGTAGAAAACCTCGTTGACTGTGATGGCGCTGATGATAGCGCGGTTAAGCAGTATCTGAAATGGACGGAGAAAACCTGCCGCGACGCCATGCTTCAGGGGGCCGATCAACCACAAAACGCACCGCAAAATATTCCTGAAAAAATTCCTGCCAGGTGGCGGCAGTGGATTATCGACGTCGTTGAATATTTAGAGAATGGACTCGAAGTGGACGGAGAACTTGAGGCGCAGGGCAGTGTAGATGCTAAGCGTTTGCTGGCAGCAGCCCCTCTGCAGGAGGTAAAAACGTGTACCTGATGGAGCTGTTATCAGGCGCAGTCTGGCTGGTTGTTTTAATCGTGCTGGTGGTGCTGGCTCTGAGAAGAATTGATTACTGATTAAGCACTTACCCGCTTCGGCGGGTTTTTTGTCCTACTCCAAAGCCCTTTAACATTCCGTGCTGTTAAACCGTTGATCAATTCCATGTGTGAGTGTACTGTATAAATATACAGTAACATTATGGAGGCGATCACCATGGGTTTTCCATCACCAGCAGCAGACTACGCAGAACAAACCCTCTCAATTACCAGCATCTGCGGTTATGACAGCAACTGCCGCACCATCGAAACCTCTTCCGGTTACGCAATCATCAACGTTGCCAGAAAGGCGAAGATTGGCGACACGGTACTCATTTCCTTCTGTGGAAAACTGGACTTCGCCTCCGTTCAGGGGAAAGCACTCATCACGCCTGACGGAGAGGCGATTGAAGGTGATGCGCTGGATGATGCGACCGTTCATGGTGTTGTTACATACCTTCTGAACAGCGTTACCGACACAGACGACAGGCCAGTGATATAGCAGAGGGTGCATGATTCCTGTGCATAAAGAGCCGATCGGTTACACAGATCAATTACAGTTAATTGATCTATCTAACCTATTAGACGTTCATGGCGATGGCTGCTTTAGTTACGTTCAGCGCGCAGGGAGAAAAGGGCCGACCCCCGATTAGTCGGGGATGACTGAATTGAATAGGATTTTTCGTTATGAATGAGCAAGAATTAATCGCTGCCGTTCGCCCTGCTGGACGTTATGAGGTAGTGAGCCGGGAGGATGGCTCCTTTGTTGTAATCCCTGTACCTGCCGAAGCAATACTCATCACCAGGGAAGCACTCAGACAATGCCTTGAGCGCTTCCGCAACCCTGACAACTGATTTATAATAATCAAGCTGGCCTGAACAACCAGCGCCTGTCGCACCATCACCGGAGAAAAGTGATGGCGCAAAGAACTACCCAGAATTATTCACACCGCCCATTCGCACGCGGTGTTTCTGCTTATGCTGGTGGTCCAGCATGAAGAAAGCAGATAGCCTCTATCTTTCACGTGTGGCCGCACTGGGCTGCATTGTGTGCAGAAACCAGAACCTGGGCGAGACGCCTGCGGAAATTCACCATATCCGAACCGGTCAGGGCACAAGCCAGCGCGCTGACCATCGAAAATCAATTCCCCTGTGCCATATGCATCATCGCAACGGCGGTTATGGTGTGGCGATTCATGCTGGCCGTAAGCAATGGGAGAAAAACTTCGGTACCGAGTTGCAGCTGCTGGAGCAGGTCCAGTTAGAGCTGGGGGTGTTCTATGCCTAAATACATCATCACCCCAGTAGGAAAACCCCGCATGACTCGCCGCGATAAATGGAAACAGCGGCCGCCCGTGATGCGCTATCGCATGTTCTGCGATGAAGCCAGGCTGCATGGAATCCAGGTGCCGGAGAGCGGCGCCCATATCACCTTCGTTTTGCCGATGCCGCAGAGCTGGAGCAAGAAAAAACGCGCAGCTATGGACGGCCAGCCCCACCAGCAAAAGCCAGATCTGGACAACTTAACAAAATCTCTGTTGGACGCCTTGTTTGAGGATGATTCCCACATTTGGGACGCCCGGACATCAAAAGTATGGGGCGAAACCGGAATGATAATTATCGAGGACATGAAATGACGCCACGCCAGAAACGCCAGTATCTCGAAGGGCTGGGAAAAACAGCAATGGCACCACGTAAGAGTTGGCTGGGGAAAAGTATTCTCCTGAATGATGTCCAGTCCGGGTGGATTAAATCGCTACTTACCGTGTGGGGCGAATGTGTTCGCGGCGGAACCGCCCCGGCGAAACCGTGTGGGCATTCGTGCTGGCAAGTGATCAGGGGGACGAACTGGTCAGATAAAGCGCTTGAACGTTTTACTGCCGCACTGAACCAGGCAAGGGAGGAGGGTTACCGCGGCGAACAGGCAATGCGGCGGGCACGCTCGATACTCTGGCCTGAACCAGCGGCCAGCGTAATTGATGAGGCTATGACTCTTGATGATGCTGAGTTCATGGAGGACGTGGTGCTGCAGGCGTTTGATTTGAAGGATCCGGTTTATATCGTCGGGCGGCAGTATTACACCACCCGAAAAAAAATATCGGACATCACCAGAGATTTGCAGAGTATGGCGCCATGGCTTACGGATAACGAGGCCAGAAAGCGGGTGCGCTGGTGCCTGGAAATATTCAGGGCAAAGGTTTTTCTGTCGGTGCGGAATGCCCTTAAAGAAAATTCATGAAAATCATTTTTTAGCAAAAAGTGCTATTTGTGCGATGAAACATTGAAAACGGGCCAGAAAATCAGATAATCCATTCATGCTTGGCAGAGCTGCACCACGATGGCAGCGATGTAAAGCGACAATTTGAATAAACTTGAAACCCCGCCTGCCGGGGTTTTTTGTTATCCGGCGATACGACAGGGGTATTCGCGAAGGTGCATGGCATCAGTACCCCTGTCATATCGCCGCACTTCATTCAACTTTTAGTATTTTTAACGCCCCCGTGCAAAATGAAAAGCTACACTCACCTTTGATGAACGAAGGGTTAGCATGAAAGAAGGTTATTATTGGATCCAGCATAACGGAAAAGTTCAGGTAGCTTATTATTCTGATGGCATGACCGAAGACTTGGTAACAGGTCAAACGATTAGCGGTGTATGGCATCTAACGATTGGCGATGACATTTGTCACGATGGGGAGGCTGAAATTCTCGAAGGTCCACTTTCCCCACCAATTTGCTAATAACATTTATTGCACTGTATTCATTGAACTTCATCGTTTTAGAACTATTCTTTCAACTATCCGGTGGAATGGATATGGAAGTGCTTTGTACATAGTGCTTTTACTGACAGCGTGTATGCTGTTAGCGTCTGGTTGCCTGCACGCTGAGTGGGCTTTTTTTTGTCCAGAAATAACGAATTGACCTTTAGAATGATTAGCGCGTAAATTATTTCTGTGGTGAATCCTTTCTAAGCGAAAGGGCGTTCCAGCCAACTGCTATCTGCAGGTATGCGCGCGACTTTGCTGGCTGGAGTAGAGTCACCGGGAGGCACCCGGCACCATGACAACAACAATACAGTTTCAAATTCCTTGAGAGCCTGCCGTAAAAAGCAGGCCTTTTTTTATGAATTTGCAAACTGCTGCTACGCTTGAAATGTGTGTTGAAGGTAACTGCCTGATGGTTCTCCTGAACCGTTGTGAATCAGCCCGATACTGTCTCACTCTGGTCAGTTAGCAAAACCCACGACTACCTACCTTACTTACTAATAGTCACTCATTAGCCCGCCTTCAAAAGCGGGCTTTTTTTATCTCCCCTCAATTTTTCTGAGAGGACTCACGGCAATAAGAGGGGGCTAAATGTCCGATCCTGTTTCTGGCGCTACGGTAGCGGCTGGTGGTCTCATGGGGGCCAGTATCTTTGGCCTGGCAACCGGTATTGATTACGGTGTGGTGTTTGGCGCATTTGCTGGCGCGGTGTTCTACGTCGCTACGGCGGTAAATATCAGCCGCCTGAAGCTGGTGGGCTATTTCATCACATCATTCATTTTTGGCGTTCTGGGTGCGCCTCTCCTCGGTTCTTACTTTTCGAAATGGACGGGGTATAGCGACAGGCCACTTGATGCGCTGGGAGCGGTAATCGTAGCCGCTATTGCGATTAAGCTGCTGACGTTCGTCAACAGTCAGGATTTGGGTAGCCTGTTTGGAATTCTCTCTCGTTTACGTGGAGGAGGGACCAGCAATGGTAACAAGTGATCCGAGTGCAATGGCGAATGCCATCATCTGCGGGGTGATCGTTCTTGCCCTCATGTTCTACCAGCGCGGCGGGGCGAGACATCGTCCTCTGATATCGCTGATGGCTTATTTCACGGTGCTGGTTTATGCCAGCGTCCCTTTCCGTTACCTGTTCGGCCTGTATCACGAATCACACTGGTTTGTGGTGCTGGTGAACGTCCTGATTTGCGCTGCTCTTCTCTGGGCTCGGGGAAACATGGCGCGCCTGGTTGATGCACTGAGGCACTAATGAACCAATCACAATTTCAAAAGGCGGCTGGGCTAAGCGCCGAGTTAGCTGCGCGCTGGTTTCAGCCAGTCAGTGATGCGATGAAAGAGTTCGGCATCACCAGGCCGGTAGACCAGGCGATGTTCATTGCTCAGGCAGGGCATGAATCAGCTGGCTTCACTCTGCTCGTGGAAAGCTTCAACTACCGCATTGCAGCACTTGTTAACTTCATCCGTGCAGGACGTCTCACAGCAGACCAGGCAAATGCGCTTGGCCGCCGTCCTGAGGAGCGAACATTACCGATTGAGCGCCAGCGAGCCATTGCTAACCTGGTATACAGCAAACGCATGGGGAATAACGCACCCGGTGACGGCTGGTTATACCGTGGGCGTGGACTTATCCAGATTACCGGCCTCAACAACTACCGTGACTGTGGGAACGGCCTGAAGGTTGATCTGGTTAAGCAGCCTGAGCTATTGGCCGAAGATGTTTACGCAGCCAGAAGCGCGGCGTGGTTCTTCGCTACTAAGGGATGCGTGAAGTATTCCGGCGACCTTTTGCAGGTGACGAAGATTATAAACGGCGGCACGAACGGACTGGAAGATCGTCGCGCTCGGTTCGGTCAGGCCAAAACGGTACTGGTGTGAGGTTGATATGGGATTAGAAACAATCGTCGGTATTGCTGCCCTGATAATGGCGGCCATCGCTGGTGCTTTTGGTATTGGTCATTCACGCGGCACCAGCAAAGCGGAAGCGAAAGCCGACCAGCAGCGAACCGAAGAAAAGGCCGCAGCGACTGAAGCAGTAGCCGAACGCCGGGTAGAAGCAACGAAAGAGGCCAGCAATGTACAGCAGACTGTTAACCACTTGCCTGATAACGATGTTGATCGCGAGCTGCGTGACACGTGGAAGCGCAGCTCATAAGGGGCGAATATGAGGAAGACAATCGACCTAACCGGTAATCATTACGGAAAGCTGACTGTGCTGTCCTACACCAACAAGGATAATTCAGGCGTTTCTATGTGGCTGTGTAGTTGTGAATGCGGAACCGAAAAAGTTATTAGGTCAAATGCACTCCGCTCTGGCAGGACACAATCTTGCGGGTGTATGTCTGGTGCAAAACACGGGCATCGCAGACCGTCAGAAACTTCCCCCACATATATAAGCTGGCTGTCAATGCAGCGGCGTTGCAATTATCCCGGCGATGCGTATTACGGAGATTATGGTGGTCGTGGAATTTCAGTCTGCGAGCGCTGGGGTAATTTTGAATCTTTCCTGAAAGACATGGGTGAGCGTCCGGCAGGTCACACGCTTGATCGAATTGATGTAGATAAGGCGTACTCACCAGAAAATTGCCGATGGGCTATACCCAAAGACCAGGCAAGAAACCGACGAAGTAACCATATGCTCGATACACCAGCTGGTCGAATGTGCATTACCAAAGCAGCCGAAACCTATGGTGTAAAAGTAAAGACAATCGCGCACCGATTGAGCAGGGGATGGAGTGTTGAAAAGGCGCTGCTAACTCAACCATGGCAGGGCAACAATGAATAAATATTTCATGTTTATCTCTATGCTTTCCGTGTCAGCATTGGCTGCTGGCTGTGTTGGTGGTCCTCCAAAGCCCAGCTATGTTTTCGTCCACGATTCCTGTGACTGGGTAAAGCCAATCTACCTGACTGATCACGACATCGACGTTATGGACCGCCAGACGAAGAAAGACATCCTGACGCATAACAGATCTTGGCAGGTCAATTGCAAGAAAAAGATTCTTAATTGAACATTTATTTGACAATCGCAATGATTAAGCCCGACTATAATCTTAAAAATAATCGGGCTCTGAAAGGTTACTTTATGTCAACAATTAATCCACCAGGTAGCATTGGGTTCAACGATGCTAGCCTCCTGAATACCTTCAATAAGGCCGAGAGTTGCAGCTCTCTCAGGATTAAGAATGGAAGAAGTTCTGATCAGCTCACGCCAGTCAGTGAATTGTCCAGCGGAAACAGTTTCCTCGTTAAAGATAGAAATGAGGCGGTCAAGGTCGTGATCTAAACTAGATACCCATTCGCGCATTCGTTCGTGATCGACACTTTGCATTCCGCCGAAGTTCCACTGAAAGGGATGCAACAAAAATCTTGCTCCATGATTAGCAAAGCGCTTTATACCAGCGAGGAAAATCGCATTAGCAATTGAATCTATATTGCTAATGTTGAAGCAATAAACTGGAATTGGAAGTGTTTTGATGAAATTGTAAGCGGTAAAGCCGGATGTTACGTCGCCGCCAGAGCTCGAAATGTGTAGGTTGATTCGGGTTGCCCCTTGAGCTATTGCTGACAAAATGTTGTTTTGAAGCAAGCTTACTGTGCTTGGATTGACTGGGCATAAAAAATGAACAGTATGAATCATAGAATTTTCCAGAGGTTATCCCGGATTGGGCAAATCTGTTATTGGTGCGAAAATTCCTAATTCAACATGAAATATTTTCAAGAAGCATAAGCCGCCTCAGGGCGGTTTTTTATTGCCGGGAGAAAGCCAATGAACCAATAAAGCGGATAGGCCGAAAGGTAATGCAGCAGTCATGATGCTGCCCCGAGTCGCGTAATGGCGAGCAGGTATAGCAGACCGTTGTGAGGGTAAGTAAGGGAACATGCTCCGGTAAAGCAGTGCGAACGCCAGACGCGCACCGGTTATAAGCGGCGATGAAGCGACAGCAACTCAATGGCATGAGCGAGCCCACTGCGAGAGTGTGGTCTTCATTAGCTGTATCTGCGTAAAAATGCTAAATTGACCCCACGAAATGTCGCTGGGGAATGGCTATGAAAAGAGGTGTTGTTTTCACGGTACGCGAGCTTCTGAAAGTTAATGGTGGAAAAGGATTCACTACGGGTAGAGGTATTTCTACAGAAGAACTTAATTATTTGATGTTGTACTGGGATAAACTTGTTTCTCCAACTAATAATTTTATCCATATTAGTTTAGCAAATGAAGAGGAACTGGAAAATTGTGGAGTCCTTTACCGACCAAGGTTTACCCAACAAGGGGGTATGGATGGTGCTAGGATGACAGAATTTCATGCTTTTACCCATGTAGAAGCTTTAAATATGATGAGAAAAAATGAGCGCGAAGTTGATTGGCGTATGCATTTTTTTAATAATGAAGTTTCAATTCATCAGGAAGCTGCACAACAAAAAGAAGTTGTGAGATTCGAGTTAGCTGAACTTTTACCAGTTCCACCAAAAGATACACCTCTACAAGAGATACTAGAATTTAAAGAAAGGCGTAGCGACGAACTTCAAGCACTACATGGTTATCTTGATGAGCTTTATTTTGAAGTGTTAAATTCTGGCGACTTTAATTTACAAAGAGCCAAAGCTCTTTCAGGCCTGAGGGCATCTCTTGACGATCTTAATAAGTTAAACGGACAAGGTTGGAGAAGTCCGATAAAATTTAATCTTTCTACTGCTTTTGAATTTGATTTGAATCAGATAGTGAATGGAGGTTTAAAGGCTCTTGAAGCCTTAAGTTCACAAAAGCCGCTTGAAATAATTGGTATTGAGTCGGTTGTCAACTTGTTAGGTGGCTTTATAAAAATTAGGCCTCAACTTCAAAATGTTCTTAAAGACGGCGATCCTAAATTGGCATATCTCACTAACGCTACCAGAGAAGGCATACTTGAGAAGTAAAAAACTAGGTGAAAATTAACATTTAGGATTAGCCTTGCTTATTAGCAAAAAAGCCATAATTGAATTGTTATGGCTTTTTTATTGCGCATCGCAATATGGTCAGCGCTTACGAGAAGCAATAGACGTTTAGACGTCTAAAGAAATGCCTTCTCATAGGTGCAGGTGATAATCATTATCATTTGATGGGTCCTCCCGGTGGGGTGGCCTGCCACGGGGCGGCTGGCGCGCGGAAAACGGCTAGTTTTTGCGATCTAGGGTCATCATCATCATTTATGCAGGTCTTTGATTTGATTAAAGGCCGTTTTCGCAAGATGTCGAATCGTTTAAAAAGTGTTCACCATCATGGACCAGGAAATCGCCGCATTAAAACTGAATATCAACCAGCTTGCCGGGATAACCGGCGTACACCGTCAGACGGTTGCCGCGAGGTTGAAAAATGTCGAACCTGCGCCAGGCAGCAACAGCAAATTAAAGCTCTATCTGGTTACAGACATTCTGACTGAACTGATGATCCCCACCGTATCGACGAATATCGACGATATGGATCCATCCGACAGGCTCGCTCACTGGAAAGCAGAGAACGAGAGGCTGAAGTTTGAACAGGATACGGGGCAGTTAATACCTGCTGATGAAGTGGCGCGTGAATTCTCATTGATGGCGAAAGCCGTCGTCATGGTACTTGAAACTCTCCCTGACATACTCGAACGCGACTGCGCATTAACGCCGACTGCGGTTTCCCGCGTACAAAACGTTATCGATGACCTGCGCGACCAGATGGCGGAGAGGGTGAAGGACGCTGAAACAGAGGAGGAAGAGCCAGAGGAGGACTGATGGCAAAGCGGGCATCCGCCAGGGGCATCCGCCGCGATGTTTCCGGTATTTTACGTGCCCCGCGTCGTATGCCGGTGGCCGATGCGGTCGGTACATATATGCGCGTGCCGATGGGGGCAGGAAACTCCGTTCCATGGGATCCGGATCTTGCTCCTTATGTGATAGAGCCGATGAATTGCCTGGCCTCGCGTGAATACGATGCGGTTGTGTTTGTTGGCCCGGCGCGAACGGGTAAAACCATCGGGCTGATTGACGGCTGGATTGTCTATAACATCGTCTGCGATCCGGCAGATATGCTCGTCATTCAGGTATCAGAGGAAAAGGCCCGCGAGCATTCAAAAAAACGTCTGGACCGTACTTTTCGCTGCAGCCCTGAAGTTAAAAACCGGTTAAGTCCGAGGCGTAACGATAATAACGTCTACGATCGTACATTTCGCGCCGGTAACTATCTGAAGCTCGGCTGGCCATCCGTCAATATCATGTCGTCCTCTGACTATAAAAGTGTGGCGCTGACGGATTACGACCGTTTTCCTGAAGATATCGACGGGGAGGGCGACGCTTTTTCACTGGCGTCGAAACGTACCACGACATTTATGTCCTCCGGGATGACTCTGGTTGAGAGTTCACCCGGCAGGGATATCAGAGACACAAAATGGCGGCGAACCACGCCTCATGAAGCCCCTCCAACTACCGGAATTTTATCACTCTATAACCGTGGCGACCGCCGCCGCCTTTACTGGCCATGCCCGCATTGTGGGGAGTATTTCCAGCCGGAAATGGACAATATGACCGGGTACCGCGACAGCAGCGATCCCGTGCTGGCCAGTGAAGCTGCGTTTCTACAGTGCCCGGCCTGTAAAGGCAGGATCACACCGGACATGAAGCGTGCGCTGAACATGAAATGTGTCTGGCTAAGGGATGGGCAGAGTATCGACCGTAACGGTCAGGTAAGTGGTGATGGCCGTCGTTCCCGTATTGCCTCCTTCTGGATGGAAGGTCCGGCAGCTGCATACCAGACCTGGGCGCAGCTTATTTATAAGTACCTGACTGCCGAGCAGGAATACGAATCCACGCGCAGCGAAGAAACCCTGAAAACGGTGATCAACACCGATTTCGGCAGACCCTATCTGCCGCGGGCAAGCCTGGAGCAGCGTAAAAGTGAATTGCTCGAGCAGCGTGCCGAGGATGTTCCAAAACGTTCGGTACCGGACGGCGTACAGTTTCTCACCGCGACCGTGGACGTGCAGGCCGGGCGCGACCGGCGATTTGTAGTGCAGGTTACGGGTTACGGAAGTATGGGTGAGCGCTGGATAGTTGACCGTTACAACATACGGTATTCGCTGCGCTGTGACGGCAACGGGGAAAGCATACAGGTTGATCCGGCAAGCTATCCGGAGGACTGGGATCTTTTGCTCACTGACGTCTTTGAGAAAACGTGGCCTCTGGCATCTGACCCGTCAAAGGGCATGCGGCTGATGTCGATGGCCGTGGACTCCGGGGGCGAGGACGGTGTGACGGATAATGCCTACAAGTTCTGGCGCAGATGCCGCCGGGAGGGGCTGGGTAAGCGTATCTATCTCTTCAAAGGTGACAGTGTTCGTCGCAGCAAACTTATCCAGCGAACGTTTCCCGACAACACCGGCAGATCAACACGCCGCGCACAGGCGACCGGGGATGTGCCTCTTTATCTTCTCCAGACCGATGCCCTTAAAGACCGGGTGAACAATGCGCTGTGGCGTGATTCACCCGGCCCTGGCTATGTGCATTTCCCCGCCTGGCTGGGCAGCTGGTTCTATGACGAACTGACATATGAGGAACGCTCGAATGAAGGGAAGTGGAGTAAGCCCGGCCGTGGCGCAAACGAAGCATTTGACCTGCTCGTTTATGCAGATGCGCTCGCCATCCTTAGTGGATACGAAAAAATTAAATGGCCGTCAGCTCCTGAGTGGGCACGGCGGGAAACGTGGATCGAGGACACGCAGACGGAAACTGGCGAAGTGCCATCCCCGTCGCCTGCGCCGAAATCTAAATCAAAACCAAAACGTGAGAAGCCCGTAACTGAACAGGCTAATCCGTGGTCTTCGTCAGGAGGTTGGGTGTGAGTCCAGCTGATATTCAAAACATGATCGACCGCTACGCTGCTGCAGAGCTGTCTGTTCTGGAAGGGAAATCAATCACTTTCAACGGGCAGCAGATGACGCTCGAAAACCTGTCGGAAATCAGAAAAGGCCGTCAGGAATGGGAGCGACGACTGGCAACGCTCAATAACAAACGCCGCGGGCGACCCGGCTACAGGCTGGCGAGGTTTGGATGAGTTTTTTAGATGATGCGATTGGCCTGTTTTCACCAGGCTGGAAAGCCTCACGCCTGCGTGCCCGTGCGGTTATTAAGGCGTATGAGGCGGTAAAGCAAACGCGTACCCACAAAGCCCAGAAGGAAAATCGCTCAGCCGATCAGCTCAGCCAGATGGGGGCGGTTTCACTGAGGCAGCAGGCGCGCTGGCTGGACAACAACCACGATCTGGTAATCGGCGTTTTCGACAAGCTGGAAGAAAGGGTGGTGGGTGCGAAGGGCATCATAGTTGAACCGCATCCGATGCTGAGTAACGGGAAGATCGCTAAAAAGCTTGCCACTGATATCCGCAGAAAGTGGGGCGAATGGTCCGTAAGACCCGATGTCACAACCCAGTTTACCCGACCCATGCTTGAGCGGCTGATGCTGCGAACGTGGCTCCGGGACGGCGAGGTTTTTGCTCAGCTGGTTAGCGGTACCGGAAATGGGCTTCAGCCGGTCGCTGGTGTGCCGTTCTGGCTGGAAGCGCTGGAGCCTGATTTCGTGCCGATGAACAGTGATGCAGCCACCCAGCTTAATCAGGGCGTTTTTGTCGATAACTGGGGACGGCCCAAAAAATATCAGGTCTATAAAAGTCTGCCGGTGTCCGGGCGACAGTTCGATACGAAAGAGATAGATGCTGAGAACATGCTTCATCTCAAATTCACCCGCCGCCTGCACCAGACCCGCGGAACGTCTCTTTTGTCTGGTGTCCTGATGCGTCTGAGCGCGCTGAAAGAGTACGAGGACTCGGAGCTTACTGCAGCAAGAATTGCTGCGGCGCTCGGCATGTATATCAAAAAAGGCGACGGACAGAGTTTCGATTCAGATCCCAGCAGCGATGACCGCGAGCTGATGATTCAGCCAGGGATGCTGTATGACGAACTGCAGGCCGGGGAAGAAATCGGGATGATTAAATCCGATCGCCCGAACCCTAACCTCGAATCGTTTCGTAATGGGCAGCTGCGGGCGGTATCTGCGGGCAGTCGCCTCAGTTTTTCCAGTACATCCAGAAACTACAACGGCACATACAGTGCCCAGCGGCAGGAGCTTGTCGAGTCAACAGACGGATATCTGATTCTGCAGGACTGGTTCATCGGTTCAGTGACCCGGCCAATGTACCGGGCCTGGCTGAAGATGGCTATTGCTGCCGGAGAAATCAATCTGCCGAGAGGCATCGATATGGACACGCTGTATAACGCGGTTTATTCGGGACCCGTTATGCCGTGGATTGATCCCGTTAAAGAAGCCAATGCCTGGAAAACGCAAATCCGCGGCGGTGCGGCCACCGAGTCCGACTGGATCCGTGCCAGCGGTCGCAACCCGGATGATGTCAAGTCACGCCGTAAAGCGGAGGTTGACGAGAACCGTGAACAGGGCCTGGTGTTTGACACCGACCCCGCCAATGATAAAGGAGGCACCAGTGCCGAAGCCAAAGAACCGGGCGCGCCACCGTCCGAAAGCCAGCGCAAAAAGTAATTCGTGGTTCCGCATGCAGGCCAGCAATAACAGCGAGGCCGACATTTTTATTTATGACGAAATCGGGTACTGGGGCGTAACGGCGAAACAGTTCGTCAATGATCTCCGGGCGCTTGGTGACATCACCCACATCAACCTTCACATCAACTCACCCGGTGGTGATGTCTTCGACGGTATTGCTATCTATAACGCGCTGAAGCACCACGGTGCGGCGATTACCGTTCATATCGACGGCCTGGCGGCCTCCATGGCCTCGGTGATCGCGATGGTAGGCAATCCGGTCATCATGCCTGAAAACACGATGATGATGATCCATAAGCCATGGGGGTTTGCTGGTGGTGATGCGACCGATATGCGCGACTATGCGGATCTTCTCGACAAGGTTGAATCCGTTCTTATCCCGGCTTACGCGCAAAAAACCGGAAAATCCACCGAAGAAATTGCGGCAATGCTGGAAGACGAAACCTGGATGAGCGGCAGCGAGTGCCTTGAACTGGGTTTTGCCGACCAGGTGACTCCATCCCTGCAGGCTATGGCCTGTATCCATTCAAAACGTATTGAGGAATTTGAAAAAATGCCAAAAAGCATTCGCAACATGCTCACCCCGCCGCGCAATACTACCCAGCGTGACCCGGTTATTACCCAGCCTCAGGCACCGCAGGCAAAAACTGACCCGGCGCCGGATGAAAATGCGATCCGCGCGAAGGTGATGGCTGAGCAGAAAGCCCGTGTTAACGCCATCGGTGATCTCTTTGCCATGTTCGGTAATAAACACATGGAACTGCAAAATCAGTGCGTGGCCGACCCTGATTGTTCCGTTGATAAGGCGAAAGATTTGCTGCTGGCAGAGCTCGGTAAAACGGCCACGCCATCCAACAAAACCACACAACAGCATATTTATGCGGGCAACGGTAATTTCGTTGCGGATGGTATTCGCCAGGCGCTGATGGCGCGTGCCGGTTTTGAAGGCCAGGAGCGGGATAACGTTTATAACGGTATGACGCTGCGCGAGTATGCGCGCATGGCCCTGACAGAAAAAGGTATCGGTGTATCCAGCTACAATCCGATGCAGATGGTTGGCCTGGCGCTGACGCACAGCACCTCTGACTTTGGCAATATTCTGCTGGATGTGGCGAACAAAGCGCTGCTTCAGGGCTGGGAAGAATCCCAGGAAACCTTCGAACTGTGGACCAAAAAAGGCCAGCTGTCAGACTTCAAAACGGCGCATCGTGTCGGTATGGGTGGTTTCCCTTCTCTGAGACAGGTTCGCGAGGGGGCGGAGTACAAGTACGTCACTACCAGTGATAAAGGCGAAACCATCGCGCTTGCCACTTATGGTGAAATTTTCTCTGTTACCCGCCAGGCGATCATTAACGACGATCTGAACCAGCTCACCGACGTGCCGATGAAGATGGGGCGCGCGGCGAAAGCAACGATTGGCGATCTGGTTTACGCCATCCTGACCAAAAACCCGAAGCTCTCCGACGGCAAACCGCTGTTCCATGCCGATCACAAGAACCTGAGCGCGGGCGCAATTTCTGTGGCCAGCCTGGACGAAGCGCGCAAGCTGATGCGCCTGCAAAAGGAAGGTGAGCGTACCCTGAATATCCGCCCAGCCTACATGCTGGTGCCTGTAGCTCTGGAAACCCTGGCGAATCAGACTATCAAGTCGGCCAGTGTTAAAGGTGCTGATATTAATGCCGGCATCGTTAACCCGATCCAAAACTTTGCAGAGGTCATCGCTGAACCGCGTCTGGATGAAGCGGATGCGAAAGCCTGGTATCTGGCCGCCGCGAAGGGCACCGACACCATCGAGGTCGCTTATCTCAACGGTGTCGATACGCCTTACATCGATCAGCAGGAAGGCTTCACCACTGATGGTATCGCCACGAAAGTGCGTATTGATGCCGGTGTGGCGGCGTTGGACCATCGCGGCATGACCAAATCCACTGGTCAGTAAAAAACAGTCCTGACAAACAGATGCCCGTAAGGGCTTTTTTTATACCTGAAACCAGCCCCACATGGGGCTGAATGGAGAAGTTATGGCTAAGAACTATGCGCAGGACGGGAAAACGATCCCGCTGGTAAACAGTGGTGCAACCGATATTCAGAGCGGCGACCCGGTTGTTGTTGGAAAACTTATCGCGGTGGCAATTACCGATATCCCGGCTGGCGATACCGGGGACGGTTTTACTGAGGGTGTTTTCCTCTTGCCAAAAGTATCCGCAGATGCGGTTACTGCCGGGGCGCAGGTGTATCTGAAGGACGGCAAAATCCAGACCGATGAAACGGATGCCGTTGCCGCAGGCATCGCCTGGGAAGATGCACCGGCAAACACCACCGTTGTTGAAGTGAAGATTAATGTCTAATCCCTTTGATCGGATGGCGGCTCGCATGGACGCGGCCACCATAAAAAAGATGGGGAAAACGGCTCTGATTAACGGAATCACATACGACGTTATCTCTGCTGAGTTGCTTGAAGAGATGGGGCCGTTATCAGGGAATTTACGGTCTCTGGTGGTATTCAGTGGAGAATATACCCCGCGGCGAAACGATGAAGTGGTTTGGGAAGGCAAAAACTGGACCGTCACACGTCACGAACTGTTTAACGGGAAACCTCGTATCTTCATTGAGTAGGAGGGGCTATGTCGATCAAAGGCCTCGAGCAGGCTATCGCAAACCTCAACTGCATCAGCAAAACGGCCGTACCACGTGCCTCTGCCCAGTCGGTTAACCGTATTGCCGGGCAGGCCATCAACCGAAGCGTTTCTGTCGTTTCAAAATCGACGCGTGTACCTCGAAAACTGGTTAAGCAACGTGCCCGGTTACGGCGGGCTACCGTCAGTAAACCACGCGCACTTATTCGGGTGAACCGGGGAAATCTCCCATAA